CTCATTCACCGGCGGAGCGATGGCCGCGTCTGACTACATCGCTGGCGTGTATTCGAACTTGCTGGAGCTGCAGGAGTCGCGTCAGACCTTTGAGCTGACCACCGGCATGCGCTCATTCGACACGATGCTGCTGATGTCGATCCGGGTGCGCCGCGATCACACCTCGCGCTATGCGTTGATGGTTGAGGCGGTGTGCCGGCAGATCATCGTGGTGAGCACGCAGACCGCGACCTTGCCGCCGCAGTCGAACCAGGCCAATCCGCAAAATACAGCTGAGGTGCAAAGCGCAGGATCTCAGCAGCTTCAGGATCCGAGCGTCCAGGTTGTCATCAAAGACGCTTTCGGCAACGTTGTCGGCAGCAGCCAATAGGCGTCATTACGGTTACCACTGAAGGAACTTCAACGTGAGCAACACGACAATCACACCGGCCGCTGGCGCAGTCGCGCTGGCTGGCGTCGCCCCGGCCCTCAGCATCGTCGGCGTTCCGGTCATCACCATGCTGGAAGCCGGCGGGATTTGGCTTGCGCAGTACTTTGGTCTCACAACCGGCGTGGCCGGCGCACCAATTGCCAAGCGCCGTTACACCGTGGCATCCATGCAGGCGGAAGGGGTCTTCGGCTCCGGCGGCAGCGTGCAGTTGGAAGGCACGGATGATCTGTTGAACTTCCATAAACTCTCACCGTCCGCTTTGACCGCGGCGGGGCTTGTCGCCCCATTGGCGGCAGACGGCGCGCCGCTCGGCTTGCGTCCGAACGTGACCGCAGGCGATTCAACGACCGCGTTGAACGTGACGATCGTGCTGAGGGGCTGATGAGCACCGCAGGCACCCAGGTCAGACCGCATCGCCAGGTGGGCACCGGCCTGGTGTTGCCGTTCATGCCGCCTGTCGGACGACATTGGCCGGCATGGGGCGGCAGGTTCATCGGCATCATCGGTGACGCCGCGCTCATCCTGGGGCCGCTGTGTCCGGTGGAACTTGATTGGCAAGCGACTGATACCTGGGCGCGATCCCTCCGAGTAGGCGCGCACACGGACTTTCAGCTCCCCGGGTTGATCGAGTTGCAGATCATTGCCCGTGCAATGCCCGATCTCTTTGCCGCATGCGTGCATCGCATCTGGACATGCGACCCCGCGCCTGGTGTGCCGCAGGACGCCATGACCCTCGATCTCATTACCGGCACCGGTGCCATGCACTGGGGCCGTCGTTTCAACTGCTTTGCCGTCGCAGTGCGGCGGCAACCTCTCAATTGGAGATCCCGGACGTGAACCTTGAAACAGCTATTATCCGCGTCACCGAGGCGCGCAAGAATCTTCAGGCAATGACTGAGGCGCGTGACGGTGCGCACGCCGTATTGCGTGAGAGAACAACCATCGCAGACGCCGCGCTGGCCGCTGCACATGCAAATCTGGATCCGGACTGCGCCCACGATCGCGACCAGGATGCCAGCAAGGCAAAGAGTTCTGCCGATGCCGCCAAGCGGGCGGCGGACGCTGCAGATCAGCAGCACGCGAAGGCAGCCGCACAGCTGGCGGCGGCGGAAGCCACGCAGAGAAGTGCCATCAACACTATTGAGGCGGCAGATGCCGACCAGATCCTTCAACGAATGGCGCGACGCGCCGCGCAGTTTGAAGTCGAACAGGCTGCCGATAAGGCGAAGTTGATTGCTGCGCGCCACAACGACGTGCCACTAAGCTCAGATGTGCTCTACGTCATCTGCGATTTTCGTGACATTCCGCTGAGCGAATATGGGCGGCCCTCGCCTTTGGCCACTCCCAAAGTCGATGAGATTCAAATATGCAAAGATGCCGATCGGTACTGGCGCGATTTCGAGAACAAGCTGATGCGCGACAGCCAGCCGAGCGCGGTGGCAGCAGCGTGAATTTTCTTGAGGCGCCGGCGCGTTGCGAATACGCATCGGTAAGACATAGCGTGGGGCGGTTCCCGGGATCATCGACCGCTCGCGGCCGTTTTGCCTCGCGGCGCGTCAATTCGTGAGTGACGTTCTAAAAACAACCGCGAAAGCCGGCGGTGGCCTAATGCCTTATGTGAAGGCAACCTCAGCCACGCGGCCGGCAACTGGTCCTTTGCCTGAGGACACGATGTGAACATGAGCGGCGTAAATCTTCTGGCACCCGGCGGGGCGCCCAAAAGTGGCAAGTGGCGCGGCGGCGAAGGGATGGTCGCGGTCGGTGGTCGGCTTGGGGGTGCGACTATTCAGCTGCGGTGGGCCGCACACATCGATGCACTACCCGTTCCCCTGGGCTCACCAATTCGTGAAGCCGGCCGACTGTTCGACGCATTCATTGCCTCAACGGGTTTGCTCTCGATCGAGGTATCCGACCGCAGCGCTGAAACGTTTGTCAGCGTCGATGTCTTTCCCGTATCTACCACTTACTTGAGGGTTTCCGAAAGTGACTAAGATCATGAAGAACGTCCGAACTCGCGATGAGGCCTTTTCAATCGCCGGTAGTCGTTCGCGGGTCCGCACTCGCGATGAGGTGCTCAATGCGATCAGTCCGGGCAAGTGCCTGGCGCTGGGCACGGTGTGGGATGGCTCCCTTGAACCCTTCATCAGCACTGCCGTCGAGAATCTTGGCGGCCTGGTGGCGCCCGGCCTCACACCGGGGCATACCCTGGGTGCCGAGCCGACGCCTGTGCAAGTGCAGCTGCAGGGGCGAACCTGGACAGACAGCATCCTGCATCAGATCGGCGCGGCGATTCACGAGATCCGCTCAGGCGAGACCGAGGATGACCTGGTGAACCTGGAGCCGGTTCACAAGCACACCCATAACCTGCAGGAGGCCCTGGAGAGCGGCGACCGTCGAGCCATGGGAGTTGCATTCGACAGCCTGAGAGGTGCCTGCGACGCAATTCGGCGGTCCCGATCGCAAGCGGTGAAAACCGGTGATATCCATACCGGGCCGGCTAGCAAACTTTTTCCCACCATCGTTGAGCGATCCACGCGTGACAGCATGCAGACCTTTGGAGACCGTGAGCGCGCGAGGATTCAGAGTAACGCCTCTATCAATGACGCGAATGCGGCGTGGTGGAAGCACAACAGGGCTTCTTTCAATCCGCCGACACCGGCACAGCCATACGGAGATGGCAGGATTGCGGCGATCAATAAGAGCAATGCAGATTTCTGGGCAAAGCGGAAGACATGACGTCGACGGCAGTATCGAAGGCGGTGCCCCCGGCTGCCTTCTCCTGGTCGAATCCAGACTACGATGCCGTCTTCGCGGCGCGTGCCCAGCGCCTGGCGAGGATTCGGGCCACACCTGAGATGCTGCCGGCCGTGCGCCAGTACTACGCCCAGGCGGAGCATGCGGCGGATTTCATCAGCGACTTCGGCACCATCTTCGAGCCGCGCAATGCCGAGCGCCGATTGCCCACCACTATCCCTTTTGTGTTGTTCCCGAAACAAGTGGAATGGGTTTCTTGGGCGCTTGATCTTTGGCAGCGCGGCCTACCGGGCCTGACCGAGAAATCCCGCGACTGTGGCTGCAGTACGCTGGCCATGGCGCTGTCGTGCTGGCTGTGCATCTTTCGCCAGGGGATCGCGGTCGGTGTGGGATCCAACAAAGAGGCAAAGATAGACAACGGCTTCGACCCTGACACCCTCATGTTCAAAGCTAGGATGTTCCTGGCTGGCCTCCCTCCCGAGCTGCGCGGCGGGTTCGACCCTCAGCGTCACAGCGCGCACATGCGCCTGCACATCCCGGAGACCGACTCCTCGATCACGGGCGAGGCTGGGGACAACATCGGCCGTGGCGGGCGCAAGGCGATCTACTGGATCGATGAGTCCGCGCACCTGGATCGCCCGAAGCTCATCGAGGCCTCCATGGCGAGCTGCACGAACTGCCGCCAGGACATCTCCTCGGTGTCGGGCCTGGCCAACCCCTTCGCCGAGAAGCGTCATTCCGGCCGTGTCTCGGTCTTCACCTTCAGCTGAGGACTGGTATGCGAAACAGAAACGCACCCTGGATCCGGTCACGCTCGCGCAGGAAGTGGACCTGTCGTACTTCGCATCAATGGAAGGCGCGCTCATCCCGTCTGCCTGGGCGCAAAGCGCCGTGGGTGCCCTGGAGCGCCTGGGCCTTAAGCCCTCAGGGACGCGCAGGGCGGCGCTTGATGTGGCTGACCAGGGCCTCGACCGCAATGCCTTCTGCGGGCGCCACGGGCAGCTGGTGGAGTGCCTGAGGTCCTGGTCCGGGGCCAATTCGGACATCTTCGGCAGCGTGCTGGCGGCCTTCGCGCTCTGTGACGAGTGGAGGTACCAAACATTGCTGTTCGACCAGGACGGCCTGGGCGCCGGGGTCCGGGGCGATGCCCGGCGGATCAATGAGGATCGCCGGCAAACCGACCGCGCCGCGATCCAGGCGGAACCGTACCGCGGCAGTGCTGCACCTGAGTCGCCGGACAGCGAGATGATCGAGGGCCGCAAGAACGGGGATTTCTTCAGCAACTTGAAAGCGCAGTCCTGGTTCGCATTGCGTGAGCGCTTCAAGGCCACTCACCGTGCGATCGAGACCGGGCACGCCGATGATCCCGATGCGCTGATTTCGCTGCCGCCGGATCTCGATGAGCTGAACGAGCTGCTGCAGGAGCTGGCCCAGGTCGCCTATAAGATCAACGCCGCCGGCAAGGTGGTCATTGAGAAGGCACCCGCGGGGTTCAAATCCCCGAACCTGGCCGATGCGGTGTGCATGGCGTTCGCTCCGGTGCACGGGGTCGCGGAGTTGTGGATGAGGCTAGCAGCAAACTGAGAGAAGCGCAGGCCGCGCCCAGAAGCGAACGACCTGCGCCAGTGACCATTAGAGTTCACCTTCCACTTCACTGAAAACTTCCAGGGCGCCTTTTACGAAACCATCCCACCATTCGGCGGAGTACTTGTCCGGATCGTCATCATCGAAACCGAGGGTGGACCACAGATGGTCTATTTCAGAGCGATCACCATCTGCGCCGATGAGTCCCAGAAATACCCCT